AAGGGATTATTGAGTAGATTGATTAGGAGAGTGCGTGTCTCTCTCCTCCCGTTAATTAATACTTTAAATTATGCTAAAATCTAAAGATGTGAACGTGATTGTAAGTCACGAACTTGACGGAACTAGAAGGTTAGCACAGATTCTTCGCAGCATTGCAAGTCCGTATCTCATGGATCTTGTAACGCCGTTAGTACGGGAAGAGTATCGATCAGTGAAAATTGGTGGAGATTCATTCTCTATTAACACGGATAGGCCTAGTGTACTTCAAACTGTGCTCAGCTTAATCCGTGAAGATTGCTTGAGGTTTGACAAGCGATTGTACGAATTGGAAGTTGCGGAGATGAAGAAATCAGGGCCTAAAAGTTTGAGACCCAGCACAAGTTGGTGGACTGCTATCAATGGTTACTATGGAGATAGTGGGTTTAGTGCTGATTCTGAGGCCTTGGTACACGCTCACGATGCGATCTGGCGCAGAATAGGTCCTAGCATGGATTCGGGTGGTTTCATTCCTTTGGAAAGCGTAACCTTGCCAATGAGTACCTTTAGTGGTATGCCTTACCTCACGCGCACTGAGGATGTATATCAAAATGTACTGGAGTATGCTCGTAAGATTATGTTTTCCATTATGGCTGGCCGAAATTTTGAGTATTTCTTTTCAGTCTTAGGACATCGTGGCCAATCGAGAGGCCTATTTGAGTTGTCGAAGCAGAGGATCATTTGGCAGTATCCTAAAGCACCGGTCTTAGTCGGATTAAGTTGGTTACAAGCAGTTCTCCCAAGTTTGGCCAATATAGATGAATTCGTGGGCTGGAACAACTACATGATGATCGACACCTATGTCAGGAAATTGTTGACTTTGTCGCATGACATAGGAAGTAACGTCGTGTCGTTGGATTTCTCTCAATTTGATTCTACTGTTTCGCCTTATCTCATTTATCCCTTATTTGAGAAATTACGATTGGCAAAGCAATTGATTCCAATACTAGATGAGTTCTTTACTTCTAGTATCGCGCTACCAAGCGGTTTAGAGACTGGGCGAATTCGAGGCGTTCCTAGTGGGCATGATGGACAAATTTTATTGACTGTCTTGCCAACTTGACATGCATTTATTATGTGGCCGAAAGGACCGGCCGTCAAGTTATGGGTTGTACCGTGCTAGGCGATGACTCATTGGTTGTATTTAATACGCCAATTGAGATTGAGGAAATGTCCCGAATTGCATCTGAGTTAGGTTTAATACTTAACTCTTTTAAGTCAATTAGCTCATGCGATTATTGTCACTATCTTCAGAAGATGTATTTTAGGGAGCATCATTCTGGTGGTATTCGCTCCATTGTGCGTACAGTTAATTCCATGATTTCCATGGAAAAGTGGAGTTCGGGAGTGGACCCGTTGTTCCATGTGGCGCGTTGGTGGATG